TCCCATTAAATACCGCAGCATTACCAAACTGACCAGTAGCATACGTTACGTTACTAGCAGTACCATCATATTCGTTATAAGTTACAATATAAGCAGTACCGTCATAGTTCCCTGTTTCGTCTGTAGCATCTCCTTCAAACTTATAATGTGCTTGTAAACCGCTTATAGATATTGTGGAGGAAGCTGTTTCGGCATATAGAGTAGCAACATTACCTGCTGTAAGTGCTGTATTGTATATTCTTACTTCGTCTATAGTGCCATTAAAATGACTTGCATTACTTTTTGTTGAATCTGCACCGATTACAAAATTAAGACCGCTACTAAATGAAGTATTTGATGTAGTTGATGTACCTAAACTATCCCCATCTAAATATGCCTCTACAGTACCATTATTAAATGTCATTACTATATGATGCCAAGTGTTTACACTTATATCACCACTTGAACCAAAGTATTGATTACTTATACCATCTATACCTAATCTTAATTGTCCTGAACTGTTTGTGCTTATATAAATATCATTAGCTGACGTAGAATTCCAATTACCAAACATACTACCACTTGCCAAACTAATCTCATTAATCCATAATGAAACACTAAAAGCCCCAGAAAGTGAAGATATCCCTGTATCAACATAACTACTGCTTCCATTAAATATAGCGCCATTTCCTATGTATCCAGATTTTATAGAGTTTGAAGCATCACTCTCTAATTCGTATGTAGCAATAGAATCAAAAGGTACTCCATCTAATATTTGAACTGTATCTGTGGTACAAGCTGCTCCTGCATCTGCTCCAGTATTTATAATTCTTTTTCCTAACATATTTTTTTTTAAACTTCTGGCTGTGGGTAATAATCAAACGTAAATCTCAATACGCTCTCTACTGTCGTAAGCGCATCAATATCATCTACAAATCCATTTGCTTTAGTAATAATATCAGCACGCTCCGTAACGACATCACTTGGAATATCTACGTTTCTTTCTGACTTTCTAATCACATACCAGTCAGTTGGCTTTAATAACCTTCCTGCTTCTTCGTTTACTGCTTTCTTCTTATCTGACTTTAGTTCGTCAATCTTATAAGTGTTTTCAGTAGTTACGGTATAAGTTGGTTCTCCATCACTATCCAATATCGCTTCTCCATCTTCGTCTACAATAGGTGTGTGTACTTCATAAGTAGAAGCAAAGTCGATATCTAATACTGGGTAGGTAAATACGCTATTATCAGCATCCCACTCAATAGAACCTAATCTTTGGCTTATCTTATCATAAGAAGGCGTTACAACGTCATAAAAACCAAATGCAGCATGGTTAGCTTTTTTGAAATTCAAATGTAAACCGTTGGCATCTTCCCAAACGCTCGGTAATCTTCTATATGTTCTAATTGTACCGTTAAAATCTTTTGCTTTCATATTATACCGCTTCTTTAGATATTGTCGCCCATTGCTCAGTAGAGCCGTTAGTAGACGTTATTTGAATTAAGTTACTTACTGTACCGTCATAAGTTCCTGTAATAATTTTAACAGATGAAGGTAAGGTTAAAGTGAAATCGCCTGTAATCACCAAATCCTTAACCATTCCAGTCGAAACATTGGAAAAAGTTAAAGTAGTGTCCGCGGTAAGTGTTTTTGTAAATACTTGAGCCGCTGAAAAATCTACAGCCGAAGCGCTCATAGCTTCAATGGTTGTAAACTCATCTCCAAGTACTCCGCTTGATATTTTAGTTAATGCCATGGTTTATTTTTTACAAATTTAAGATAATTTAATATGGGTTACTTCTATGTTATTAGTTCCTGTAGGCGGAGCTGTCGTAAATGTTAAAGTCGTTCCGCTTGTAGAATAATTCGCTTTAGCTTGATAAACCCCATCTATATAAATCTGTAGGTTGTTTTTTGTAGCTGGCTCAGTTGTTAAAGTAAATGCTACGGTACTGTCATCTCCATTAAAAGTATCTACCTCTATGCTAGGAGTTCCACCTACAGCCACAGCGTGAGTCACCTCTATATTATCAGTTCCGTTAGCTGGAGCAGTTGAAAAAGTTAGAACTTGACCAGATGTCGAGTAATTGCTTTTTGACTGGTAAACCCCATCTATATAAACCTGCAAATTATTCTCATCAGCTATAGTATTAGTTAAAGTAAATGCTACAGTACTACCATCGCCATCAAAGCTGTTTACTACAAAAGTAGTAGCACCACCCCCCCCAGAGGATTCTACCCAAGTAAAACCAGAGCTTGCACTGTCATAACTTAAAACGTAGTTATCTGTAGGCGTATTAGTGGCGTTTAAATGACTTTCATCTATAGAGCCATCTGTTATATGTTCTGAATCTATAGCATCATCAACTATATTAGTGCCGTCTATTGTATCAGCTCCAATAGTTGTAGCGCCTGCGCTAGTTATTGTAACATCCCCAGACATTGCTACATCTGTAAAATCAGTACCATTTGAAACCATTAAACTACCAGCAACGGCAGCGCTTAAATTGTCATCAAACTGCGCTATCTTAGGAGCGGTAACTGCATCGCCTTGGATTGCTCCAGTATCTACTAAGCCAGATAAATCAGCGCTTATTTGTGCGCCTGTAATAGATATACCTGTACCAGCGGTCATTCCATTGGTTATCGTAGCACCACTTATAGAGATACCTGTGCCTCCAGTTAAATCAGTCGAAATAGTATCGCCTGTAATGTCTATACCAGTTCCGCCAGTTAAATCCGTTGAAATAGTATCAGATGTAATATCGATACCAGTTCCAGCGGTTAGTATATTCTGTTTAGCGTTTATTAAGTTGGTTATCGTAGTGTAAAAATTAGCGTCATCATTTAATGCAGCTGCTAATTCGTTTAGTGTGTCTAGTGTACCGGGAGCAGAATCCAATACGGCATCTATTTGCGTATTAACGTAGCTCTCAGACGCTATCTGTTTAAAAGCACTATCATAATACTCTAGCTTCCCTAGAGTGCTGTTATAACGTATTATTCCAGCTGAGCCAGTCGGTCTGTTTGCAGTTGTTCCTACTGGTAGAGCTACTCCATCATTTGCAGAGCTTACATCTAAGGTAAAACTTGCTGGCGCACCAATACCAAAAACGCCATCAGTGTCTATGTAAAGCCCTAAGTCATTCCCATCTCCATCGGAAAGTTGTTTGGCAGTTGACCCCGCCTCAGTAGAATCACTAACTTTTACAAGCGACTTGTAAGTGTCTTTTATTTTTTTGCCAGTTAAAGTAGTACCCATCTAAATATTTTTTACAAATTTAATCAAAATAAATCTTCCCAATTTTCGTTATCACCGTTCCAATTTTTATCAGTTTGTTCCCACTTATTAATTGTTTCGGCGTTATTTTTTTTTATAACCAGCTTTCGCCTTTTTATTGCCATTTGCTTTAACCCTCGAGTAACTCCTATCATAATTAATAAGAGCGCCTTAGATAGCAAATAACGTGGCCACCAGATAGCGATATATCTGTGAAATTACCGTATATAATTTGACCCTCTTTTAAACTGTAATCAGTTAAAGTAGTATCACCGTTTGGCGTGTCGTTAGTCAAGCTAATAGTAGCATTTGTAGATATACATTCAATCATACAAAAATGTTCTCCAGTTGGGGTGGCTTGAGTACCCGGATGGTCTAGTAACCTAAAACCAAAATCACCAAAACTCATTCGGTGAAAATTATTTGCAGAATATAAATCTTTTGTAGCCATATTTATTTTTTAAAGTTTACCCCTATTTTGTCCGCCGTTCTAGCTCCGAAATACCCGCAAAGAACCCAAGTTAATAAATCACTTGTGTTATCAGTATCTAAACCATAAAACCACCCAGCGACATAACTAATAACAAGAACCGCTAAAGTTAAAGGTCTTACATTTCTAGCAAGCCAACTTTGGCTTCGGCTATCCGCAACCCAGCGCCTCGTAATACCATCAATCTCCGCACGCTCTAACTCAAGTTTTTTTAATGCTATGCCTTTATCGGCTTCTGTCATTTCAGAACCTCCTATAATCGCTTGTATAACATTACCAGCCAAACTATCCCCAGCGACTGCGCCTACTATATTAGGTATTTTATCTAGTAAAAATTTACCTACTTGAGTATCCTTGAACTTTTTCTTTTCGTTAGACATAGGGTCGTGCCAGTGGTATTAGTAAAGCCAAGTAACGCCGCTTGATTTGCTTTTGTCGTCATCAACATGAATGAAGGTTTTAGCAATTCCGATGCGGTTAAACTTTTGGTCAATAAGGGCTTTGAGTATTTTAAATCTTTGCAAAGAATCTTTTGCTGATATATCTGCGGCACAAGCTCCCCCCTTTGTAGTGGACAGGTGGCTTGACTTTTCTTTACCTCCAATAGATTCGTTATGCTCTGGCGAGCGCACCCCGGAATTAATATCGAATGGTATTCCAGCGCTATGCCTTGCCGCGTTAAGCTTTTTAACAAAATCATAATTAATAAACTCACTAGCAGGAGCGTCACCCGAAGGGCAATCAAATTCCTCAATCTTAAAGTATTTTGTGTTTTCCATAATTTATATTTTTTCCACTCTGTTTGCAACCTCGATTATAGCCCTAAAATAAGTGATGTCGTTTTCTACTTCTTCGAAATACCTAATCTTGTCTATGGTATTTAAGTAGACGTTAAAACCCTCAGCGCTTAAATCTATGTTTGTTTTATCTCTTACTATGTCTAAAATACCGTCTATTATTAAATTAAGTTGGTATTCCCCGCCGTTATCTCCGAAATAAGAAGTAACAGGCTCAATCCTTGTGATACATTCGTTTGTAAATGAAGTTGCATTTTGGTCAACCTCATCTTGCAAGTAACTATATATTTTTATGAAAGGTGTAGATGCTGCACTAGGCACTCTATTGTATATCGGAACAGCGTTACCATCAATAGTAATATTACCAGTAATCGCATCAATATATTTCTTTCTTATGTGGTGTAACGATTCTCTCATTTCTTTACAGTTCTTTTGTTTTTAGATTTTATAAGTAAAATCGCCTTTTTTAAATTCTTTAAAATGTTAGGGTAAAAGTAAGGCTTCCCTTTTCTGTAAACGCTACCAAATTCTTGAACAGGTGCGTAATCAAAATTATCTTCGCCTAAAGCTATGGATTCAACAAAAGCACTATTTTTATCAATCATGTTCCCGTTTATGCTTTTTCTTAAATTACCGGTGTCAATGGGGGAATCTTTTTTAATATCAGAAACAGAATTTAATACAAACACTTTAAGACCTTCTAAGACGTCTTTCTCTGTTCCTAGGCGTATTTGCCTAAGCTTAGAGTTTAACCTTCTTAAATCCTTCTTATTTACGCTTATATTACCCATTAATCTAATTTAGTTGCGCTAATTTTTACGAACTTACTTTTTAAGCTTTCAAAGATTCCTTTTATACGGTATTTGCCGGACTTTGATTGTATTTTTAAAATAGTATCTTCATCGATTGAATTTTCCTCAACCGTTTTATCTCGCATTATTATTTCTACATTGAGATAACGACCTCTTCTAAAACCATCACCTTCGACATCACCGTTT